TTCTTGGTGCAACTCAAGATCCTGAAAGCGTTGATCTAAGTATGCCCGAGGGCTATGGCGGAGACTATGACAGGTCAGAATTTTTAAAGGACCTATACCGCAGCCGCTACACAGGACAGTCATTTGATACGTCTGAAGAACGGGATTCATATGACTCTGAGTATGAGCAAAAGTTTGGCTACGACTACGCCCGAGGTGGTTTAATCGAGGGCCCCGGAACGGGAACCTCGGACGATATTCCCGCGATGATATATCAGGACGGACAGCCCGTGCAGGAAGCGGCGCTATCAAACGGTGAGGTTGTGCTGTCTTTAAAGGATTTAAAGAACATCGGAAACGGTGATGCTGAAAAAGCGGGTCAAGTTATTGGCGATGCGCCAAACGGAACTCGTGGAGAAGTTGCAGCAAAAATGTTTGCTTCAATGAACGGATACAAAATGGGGCCACATCATGGTTGAAGAAGTCAAAACAATACAAACCACGGAAATCCCTGATTGGCTTAGAAAATATCAAGACGAAATTCTAACTCGGGCGCAGGCACTAGCCAAGGACCCGGGTTTTGTACTTCCGCAGTATCAGGTCGCGGCTCGTACCCCCATGCAACAGGCGGCAGCGCAACGAGCGGCAGCGGGAGTTGGCTCGTATCTTCCAATGCTGCAAGCTGGGGCAGGAACCGTGGGCCAAGGTGTTGGCGGTATACAAAGCGGAATGCAAATGACGCAGCAGGCGTTGATGGGAGCAAGGCCTTATCAACAGGCGGCGTTGGGCGCTATGCAAGGCGCTATTCCCGGAACGTATGCGGGAGCGTTGGAAGCGCAAGACGCAGCAAGACTGGGCGCAAGAGATATTCGTGGTCAGGCGGCTCGTGGCCGACAGTTTACGGAACGCGGTGCAATGGGATTGGGGGATCTAGCTGCTCGCTCCGCGCAACTTGGAACTGATGCTCTTAGTACATTGCCTGCCTATGGCGAGCGCATGGAAGCGCAGGGTCAGGACATTGCGAGAGCTATTACGGCAGCGTCTGGCGGGGCACGGGAAGGCACTGCCGCATCGCAACGTGCATTGGCCGAAGCTGGGAAGATGGGCGTTGGTGCCGCACAGGCAGGAATAGCGGGATTAGCGGGGGCAGCGGATCGATTTACTCCTGATCAAATCTCCAGCTTTATGAATCAGTACGAAGATACAGCGGTGCAACAAGCGTTGTCGGACATTGCTCGTGCCGGGGAGATTCAAAAACAATCGGTTGGAGCGCAGGCCGTAGGGGCAAATGCGTATGGCGGAGCTCGTCAGGCGATAGCCGAGCAGGAATTGGGCAGGAACGTTCTGGAGCAGCAGGGTCGAACTGCTGCGGGGATGCGTCAGGCTGGATACGAAAGTGCTGCCAAACGGGCGCAAGCTGCTTACGAGAGCGCGTTGGGCCGACAGTTGCAGCAGTCGCAACTTACTGGCGCATTGGGTCAGGCGGGCGCAGGTTCTGCGATGCAGGCGGCTACGGGCGCGGCGCAACTTGGACAGTCGCAAGCGGGTCAAATGATGCAGGGCGCACAACAGGCGGGTGCAGCACAACAACAAGGAACGCAGGCAGGCGCGGCAACAGCGCAAGCGGCAACTCAAATGGGTCTGGCTGGTCTTGGGCAAGCCGGGCAACAAACAGGGCAGGCGGCGCAAACTGGGCTGGCGGGTGCACAACTCGGAACGCAAGCAGCGGGTCAAGCTGGGCAGATGGGCATTCAGGCTGGTCAAACTGGAATGCAAGCCGCGCAGCAAGCCGCAGGTATCGGGCAAAACATCGGTCAGCTTGGAGCGCAATACGGCCAGCTTGGGCTTTCTGGAGCAGGGCAGATGGGACAAATGGGTCAGGGTCTTGGATCTCTGGGTATGCAGCAAGCGCGTTTGGGTGAAGCCTATCAGGGTCTAAACATGAACGACATTAACCTGTTGTCTTCGATGGGTGCTCAAGAGCAAGCGCAGCAGCAGGCTATTCTGGATGCGCAGCGTCAGACACAATACCAGAATGTTATGTCGCCATATCAGCAACTGGGCTTCTACTCAGATATTTATCAAGGTATGCCCACGGCGCAGTCCACGTTTATGACGCAGCAAAGCCCGTCTCCGAATCCGTTTACGCAAGCAGCGGGAATTGGATTGGGCCTATACGGCATGTCTCGCAATTAGGAGTTACTATGAACGTTGAAAACAGAAAGCTCTTTGCAAACCGTGACGCTCGTAAGCGCCTTGCAGAAATGGGTGGAATACTAGCCTCATCTCCTGAGTTAATGGGCGAGGCGATGAAGTTTGCTAATGGTGGCACTGCTCGTGAGAGAGCGATTTCTGGGCAGGGCGCGTTGGATCAATTTGCTTCGTCCGGTATGCAGCCCCTTGATTTTAGCTTGCAAGATTTAGACCGTGATTTGGGCAGCAAGATGCAGGCTTTAGATGATCGAGTTCAAGGTCGAATCGTTAGTTTTCTTGGAAGTTTATTTGAGGTGGTTGGGAATAGGATTTTTCACACTGAGTCCGGTGTGGAGATCGAAGAGCCCAATCTGAAAACAGAAATTCTTACTCAAGGCGAGCGGGTTGCGGAAGAGGACATGGCTATGGCGCAGCCCGTTCCGCAAGGACAGCCTCGTGTGTTTGCACAACCCGAAGTAATGCTTCCTGAAGCGAAGCCTGAAGTAATGTTCCCTGGTGAGTTATCCAGACCGTTCGTTCCGCAGAAAGATGCGGAGCCCGAAGGACGAGCAAATCCGTATGTTCAAGCGATGATAGACGCTGGTTTAAGCGAGGATCCCGTTACGTTTGATCCACAGGGGTTGATGTCCCCTCCAATGTACGATGTATCCCGTTTAGCGGCGCCTAAAATAGACGACAGAAGCGGCTTAGAAAGATTAGACGCGGAGTTGGAAGCGGATCCTGAGAACATCAAGGCTAAAGTGGTTCGGTTAGGTCAATCCGGAAAGCGGGCGGCAGAAATTGCAAACGCATTGGGTCGCCCCATACAAGAAATATTAGACATTGGTTTGGGGCTTGCCGCTCAGGGGACGGTTGAAGTAGGAGCGTTGGCGGCGGATCTTATTGCCGTGGTTCAAGGTGCAGTCGTAAACAACCCTGAGTCCGCAGAGTTTTACGCAGGCATTGCTCAAAACCTAAAAAAGTTTGGGGACGAATCCTACTATGGCGAGGGGGATATACTACCTCGTATTTCAAACACTGATTTACTTCGAGGAGATCTTGGTCCTTCCGAAGCAGAACAATTGGCGCAACAACGCGAACAAATTAGAAAGGATTCTCTTGCTGCGACGTTAGACGGAGATGATTCTTTGTTTGCAGAAGGCGCACCTGTTGAGTTCCTTCCGGAAGGAGCAACGGCGGCGTTTCCAAGAACGACTTCTGTTACATCCGTCGAAGGCTCTATGACAGCGCCAGGAATGGCGCAAAGTGATTTGCCAGAAATTAATGTAACGCCTTCCCCTATTAGAACAATGTCGGGACCTGGATTAACTCTACCTCCCCCTCCACAAGGAAGAGTTGGAGATATGCCTATTGACGAATTAATAGATTTTAGATCTCCAGAAGTTGCTTTGGGATCTGAAAATTTATTAAAATTTAGAACAAACGCCTCGGCAATAGAAAATGAAATGGACAAAGTTCTTGACCCAATTGTTCCATTCAACACCGTAGGTGGCAAGGCCACGGCACTAGGGGAAGAGACGCAATCCCAAACAGAAACTCTTGACGCACTCGTGGAGGAAAGTCCGTTGCAAAAAGACGCGCAAACGGTCATCGACGAGGCGGCAGGAAAAACTGATGTTACGCCTGACCCATCTCAAGGTGATGACATTGCGCCATCTGTCGTAGAAGATATTGTTCGTGAGCCTCAAGGTCCCGAAACCGTGCGCCCAAAAACTCGACCTGGAGGTCTTGAGGTTATTAAAGACGCTGAAGCTATTGCGAGCAATATTGACAGTACGCCTGAACAGAAAAGTAATGAGTTAGCTAATGCAACTCTTAGCGGAGTGACTGGAGAAAAGCTTGATCTAGGCCCAAAAGAATCGGTTGCTGCTTATCAGAAGTATTTTAGTGATCTCCTTGGAGTAAAAGACAAGGACAAAGAAAAAGAAATGTGGCACAACATGGCAATGATTGGATTTGCTATAGCCGCGGGAGAAAGCCCGAATGCACTGGCTAACATAGCCAACGGTATGCTTGCAGGCACGAAGATGATGAAGGAGGATCGAGCATCCGAGCAAGCGCGTAAAGATGAAATTGCCCAGCTATCAATAGCAGAAGCCAACGCGGATCGTAGATTGGACGCAAGACTCCGGAGTGCGGAGCGAATTGCAGGTATGCGAAGCAGTGGAACTGGATCTTTTGCTACACCAGATCGTATGTTTAAATCTGTATTAGACAACACGATGAGTGCGCTGTCAGCACAAGTGGAAGACGGCACTATGACTATAGAAGACGCGAATCGCAGCGCCTTCGAAGCTGCATCTAAAGCTTTCCCTGAATCACAATTTGCAAGGACTTATACGGATGATACTGTTGATCCTAAAAAATCACAGGTATCGGCGTTAATCCAAACCCTTAAAACCGACGGTGTCTCCGATGAAAAAATTAAATCTCAACTAATTGAAGCAGGTCATGATCCTAAAACATATGGTTTAATTTAATGGCAGAAGAGAACCCGTTCTTAGCTTTATCCGCCCCGACGGAGAATCCTTTTTTAGCTTTGACTTCGGAAGATATGGACGAAGAGTCGGATCAAACGGTCATCGGGTCGATAGCCCGTGGCGCTGGTGCGGGTATCGTAAACATCGGTCAAGGTTTGACAGAACTGGGAGCAGCGGGTCTAGCGTCCGCTGATCTAATAGAAGACGGAGCCCAACAGAAGGTCACTGAAACCTTTGAGGGCGTGAAAGACAGTTTGGGCTTAGTGCCAGAACGCTCCGCAGGTAAAGTCGCAGAAGTTATTACAACATACGCAACCCCTGGGTTAGGGGTGTTTAGTCTTGTTTCCAAAGCGGACAAGGCCCGTAAAGCTTTGCAATCAGGGACCGCGATTCCCGCTGCTCGAACATGGTTCGGTAAGGCCGCGCAATCGTTTGGAAGAACTGCGCCCAAAGCTTTGACACAGACAAGAGCGGGTCGTGCTGCTCTGACCACGGCAGGGACAGGCATAGCAGATGTGTTGGTGTCTCCTAGCACCATGACCACCTTGGCAGATAGCTGGGACGCTATGCCAGATCTTATGAGAACAGAAGATGAGTTCGGTCTAACGGGCAAGGAGCTCGCAGCGGTACGGCTGAGAAACAAATTCCGGCTTGGTGTAGAAGGCGCGGGCTTTAACCTTGCCGGAGAAGTCGTGCTGCCTGTAGCGGGGGCCGTGATCCAAGGAATTGGCCGCACAGAATTGTCGGGCGTTCCGACTTTGGCTCGTGGCCTGTCGGCTGGAATGAATTACTTAGGGGATAAAGCAAAAGGTTTGTTTCCTAAATCTGCGGACTTCTTAAAGAAGAACTTTACCGCGGATGGGCTGGCACCCAACGAAATAACCACCGCTGTTCGTACCGCGGAAGGCATGACCGAGGCCCAAGAAGCCGCGGCGTCTAAACTTTTACGCGAGTATGAGTCTGCAATCAGCAAAGCTATTCGCCTGCAACGTCTTACAGGTCGGGGCAAGTCCGCCACGCAACGAGCGTACAACGACACAATGGACTTTCTCACAGGCAATATGAGTAAGGATGACTTTACTAAGGTTTATGGTGCCAAGGCCCGGACTGCTGTGGATAACATGCGCAGTAAGATCGATGATCTAAGCGTAGAGTTCGAAACCTCTGTTCGCTCTGCTCCAAACCTTGATCCTGCCCGTCAGGATGAACTTCTCCAACAGTTTCAAAACAATCAGGGGACATACATCCGACGGCTGTACGAGCTACACTTGGATCCAAAGAAGTTTCAAGACGTAAACCCAGCGTCCATGCCTCAGTACAAAGAGGCCAAGCAACAAATTATAGATGTCATCCAAACTCGGACCCCGACCATTGATACTCAGACCGCGGACCAACAAGCCACGCAGTTTATCAACGACATATTTAACAAGTCTTCAGTCAACTCCTTTGGTTTGACGCCAGAGGCGGCTGCTAGACAGGCTGGTTCTGGTGTGGCGAAAGGCGCGAAGGAAGTGGTAGGGCGCACCTCGCTGTTTAAGTTGGCAGACGGAATGTTAAAAGATCGTTCGGCGTTCTTGGAACAAGCTCCTGTGCTGCGGGAAATGATGGGCGAGGTTCGTAATCCAAAGGAGGCGTTCCTACGCACAGTGGACAACATGTCCACTACGATGGCTTCGCAAAGATTGTTTGACTCGATCAGCAACACCGCACAGTCTGCCTCGACCCCAGGGCAGGTTCAGTTCTTTGATGAGGCCGTTCAAAAGATGAACGCAGGCGGTCGGCCCTTTGCCATCAACGGAAACAATTTGACTGATGATCAGGTCAAAGTTCTTACGGAAGAGTTAAACTATACCAAGATGGGTGAGTTTGATTCGGAGAACGTGTTTGGTGGTAAGTATGGATCTTTGTCTGGCAACTACGTTCCGACAGAGATTGCTAATAGTTTGACTACACCAAGTCGATCACAGTCTTTTGTGCAGGATGCCCTTGCTGTATCCTTGCAACTCAAGGGTCTGTCCCAGATGACGAAGACGGTTCTTAATCCGTTGTCACAGGTTCGTAACTTCTTGTCGAACACCTTTGTTGTGGGGGCAAACGGATTGCTTGGCCGCAACATGGGCATCTTTGAGAGCGGGCAAGTGCTGGTAGCTAACGCGGTGGACAGCCCAGAACAGTTCCGGTTGCTCAAGGCTATGCAAGACGAAGGCGCCATCGGTCAGAACATCCAACTCAACGAACTTAAAAAGTTGATGCAGGAGCAGACTGAAGAAGGTGTATCCTCTCTTCTTACTAAAGGCGGAAGTTTAGTTCGCAAGACCCCGGTCATTGGCACTGGGGTAAAGTTTATGGAAAAAACTTACCAGTTAGGTGACGACTACTGGAAGGTGGTGGGTGCTCTTGGCGAGAAAGCTCGGTACGGCGCAGCGATGCGTAAGGCTGGTATTGACATAGAGAATGTTAACCCCTTGATTCAAGATGCGTTCCAGAAAGCTGGGTTAGCGCAGCGAACCTCTTCTATCGCGGGCACAGACTTTGGCAACATGCTGGCAACAGACTTGGTCAAGCAGACCATGCCTACATATTCTATGGTTCCTGAAGTCATTAAATCCCTGCGTCGAATCCCTGTTATGGGTAACTTTATGGCGTTCCCTGCGGAAATCATTCGTACTTCTGGCAACATTGTAAACCGAGCGGTCAAGGAACTAGGGTTTAAGGCTACCCCTGAAATGATTCAAGCCATGGGTGAGCAGCAGGCTAGAGCGTTCGCTCGTCAGGTGCGTGGCATTGGGGCCGAGCGTCTTACGGGTTACATATCTATGGCTACGGTTGCACCTGTTGCAATGCGAGACGCGGCGCATAACATCTTGGGCATTACAGAAGCAGAAGAGGATCTTCTGGAAAAGAACAAGCCGTTCTGGTCTGTCGGTAACACGATGATGTACTTAGAAAAACCAGACGAAGACTTGAACGCTGACGTTGTTGATCTGTCGTACATGCTTCCTTATGAGTTTATGTTGGCTCCTGCCCGAGCCGCCGCAGAAGTGTACCAAGAGAAAGGTGAGATCGGGGCCAACGAGGCAGAAAAAATTGGTTTCGCTGCGATTGAAGCGTTCAAGAAGTTTTCGGAGCCGTTTGCATCAGAGGCTTTGGCAACGGAACGTCTTGTTGATGTTACTATCCGAGACGGTAAAACCCAGACTGGCGCCGAAATCTATGAGCCCGGTGAACTTTGGGGGGACAAACTATCTAAGTCCTTGGTCCATGTAGCGGGAGCCTTCGTCCCTGGGATCGTGGAGCAGGCTTACACCGTCAAAGGTGGAGAGATTGTTTCTGGCAGATTAAACCGCGCAATCACAGGTGAGCCCGGAAAGACTGGTGATCCGTTTACGGTGGCGGAAGAAGCGGGCACGATGCTTACGGGTCTTCGTCCCTTGAAGATTAACATCGGTCGAAGCTTGGGATACGATGCTGGTGCATACTCCGCGGACAGGTCCAGTGCGGTTCAGATCTTTACAAAGGTTGCGGACGACAACGACGCTACAGTAGAAAGCATTCTGGATGCGTATGTTCAAGCAAACACGGCGAAACGGCGGCACCAAGCTGTCTTAAAAAGTAAAATAGATGCTGCAATGGATGCTGGGATGACTCGGGCTCAGATTTTTCAAGCATTTAAAGAAACCCCAGTGTCTCGAAAAGAACTACGGAATATTCTTAGCAACCGATATGACCCAATCAAAGTCAGTCGGTCATTGATTAGGGAAGTTGCCCGAGAGGTGAACGTTAAAAAAGAAAACAGGATACTACAACGCGTTCCCAAAAAAGAAATAAATGAAGTTCGTAGATCTCTACTAAATACTGAGATAGTTGAGACTCGACAACCTACAGACAATCCTTTTATTGCTCTTAACACTTCGGCCCCCGCTCCACAACCCACGGTTCCACAGCCACAGCCTAGTGAGACTTTTGTAGGGCAAGCGACGGATACGATTAGCGGATTAGCGGATCGAGCAACGACTGGCGCAACAAACTTATTGCAGCGAGCTCAGTCTCTAGCTCCGTCAGTCTTGGGCAGTGATCCAGCGGCGCAGGCTGCTAACGAAGAAATCCTACGCCGCCAACAACGTCAGTAAGCTTCGACGGTTACCTTAACACCGTTGCCGCCAAACAACCGTACCAATTCATCGGCTGAAGACTCTACTTCTCTCAGAATCTCTTCGTCGTCGGTCAAGGCTGCTAGGTTCAGCGCCTCTCCTACGAAGTCCATCAACGCGTGAACCTGTAACGGGTGCATTTGTTTCAGGCCTAGTGTCGGCATATCATCATCAATCATTCGATTTCTCCCCAATCATCTTTAATATCTACGTCAATTTTAGAAGGGACCTTGAGCGGTATACCTGTTTCCATGATGTCCTTTATCTTAGCAGCCTGTTCTTGGCTCTCTATGTTAAAGCATAACTCATCATGAACCGTGAGCATAGGAGTAAGTCCCTCGTTGTAACAATCACGCATCGCCTGCTTTGTTTGGTCGGCTGCTGATCCTTGGATCAAACGGTTGAGTGCCTTGTATGTGAACGCTCGTTTGATGTCCGATCCGTACTCCTTCTGTGCATCGTCGTGAGACATGGCTTTGCCCACTCCGAACTTCTTAGGCTCCCACAAGGGGAACCTGCACTTACGGCCTAGCAGAGTGCGTATATGACCGTTCTTGTCAGCCCTCTTGGTTGCCATGTCCGCAAGCTGCTTAACAAACGGAACCTTACTGCGGTGCCGCTTGATTAAATCCTTGGCATCATCCGAAGCAATGCCTAGCTGATCGGCCAGTTTGGCTACGCCCATGCCGTACATAATCCCCAGGTTCACAGTCTTGGCTTGCTTACGCGTGATCCCTGCAAGGTCCGCCACCATCTGGTGCAGATCAACATCACCACTGTTGAACTCATCAACCACATCATCCACCACATGACTGCGCAACTCAGACGGAACGCTCGCTGCGAAGTGAACCAATAACCTCGGCTCTTGACTCGAGTAGTCAAACGATCCCCACTTCATTCCCTCTTCCGGAATAAACAATCCGCGGATCATCTTCTTGATGTCCGGATCACGAGCGGGAATCTGTTGTAGATTAGGGTTGGATGACGAAAACCTACCCGTAACCGTGCCGCCCTCATCCCTACGGGTAGAGTGGAGCTCCGTATGAATACGTCCGTTGTGCTCGTGCCGCAGAATGCTGTCAATAAATGTAGCGTCTGCCTTGTCAAACTCACGCAGCTTGACCAGTGATTGGCATATCTCAGCGGGGTGTTCGTTCAGAAATGACTTGGTAAAGGACGGCGCACCTTTCTCCGTGGTAAGGTATTCCATACCTAGCTTGTCAAACATCTTCTGGATTGAAGCGGATGCCCAGATGTCCACCTCCATCCCTGCTTCTTTCTCAATCTTATTCCTCAAGAGTTTCGATTGCTTACGAATCAGCTTCTTGTTTTGCTCTGCCTTGTCCAGATCAACGCGCACACCGTTGGTCCGCATGTCCAACATGCAGGGTATCAACCCGTTCTCAATATCCCAGATGTGCCAGAGTTCTTCTTCCTCTAAACGTATCTTTAACGCCTCCCACAGTTTGAGCGTAGCAACCGCGTCCTGCTCGGCGTAGGCCCCCACATATTTGGGCGGAAGCTTGTACATCCCTGACTTAGGATCAACGCCCCATTCCTTGGCCGCTGCTTGCAGAAGCCGTTCGTTCTTTCGCATGGACACAAAATCCCGAGCCATGGAATCAAGACCAAATGACCAACGGTTCTCATCCACAAGTGCCCCTGAGATCATCGTGTCGATAATCCTACCCTTGATCTCTATGCCCTCGGCTCTCAGCCAACCCGCATCGTAGGTTGCGTTGTGCATAATCACGTTCATGTCAGGCACAGACATCTGTTTCTTGAGCCACCGCAGGGTAAACTTGGGGTCTAGGTTATGAGAATTCTCGTGCCGGATAGGAAAGTATCCTTGGTATTCTCCCGCTGCCACCGCAATACCTATGATGTGGCCGTCCTTACGGGCCCACCCTGGGCCAAGAGTCTTGATGTTGGGATCATAGGTTTCCAAATCCACGGCCACATTCTTGTACCCTGTTAGGTCAGGGTAGTCCGGAGGAATGTTCCAGTCAGCATCTATCAGATCCAACTCGTTCTTAATCTGGTGGTGCAGCGCACTGCCAAAGAGATTATCTTGCATTCTTTTCACGCATCCTTTGGATGATTTCTTTGTGCCGAGGTAATAAAAGAGACGGTACGTCTTTCTTATCCCGGTCTATGTGCTCCGAGCCCAGGGCACTATACCCAGCCTTGTCCACCCAAGAATCCTCGTGGTCAATGTTCTCAACCAAACGCGCACTCTTTACCCAGTCCATCATCAATGCGACATGCGCAGCGGTCACATGACCGTGGCTCTTTAATGCGCCGCTGATAATAATGTTCCACCCCTCCGCAATCCTGCCATGATTGTGGTACGCATCACCGTAATCCTTGGCCCTCTGACCGTTGATCAACTCTTTGGCTTTGTCTAAGACTTCATCTCGTTTCATAGCGTGTACCTGTATTTGTTGCTGCTCTGTAGAATGTACAACGTGTGCCTTGCTCTGGTCACCCCGACATAGAACGCTCGATGCTCATCGTCTGGGTGGTCACTGTTCACACACGCTGCGGTGGACGCCGTATATACGACGCAGTTATCATCTTCCCCGCCCTTCATAGCATGGAAGGTGGACAACTTAATGCGTGGTTCGGACAGTAAATCGTCACCCCTTCGCATCATAGCTACGATATACTCTCTTTCAGCTTTGCCAATCCTTAATACTTCCGACGCAGACTGTTCGGCCCCCACCAACAACCCATAATCTTTTTGCAGTTGCTCCATGGTGAGCTCCGCATCAGTTGCTAAAGTATCTAGCATCTGAGTGGATCCTCGTTTGACAACAGCGTTCTGCCCCTGCTTTGGGACAGACGAATATAAGTCCTTGATCCTTTGCAGTGACACCGTCTTGTCCGCGCAAAGATCCTGCCAAGTAAAGATGTTTGCAACCAAGGTAGGGGACACACTGGGCCGTCCCTTGATAGAGTATTTAAACCCTGCCTTCTTTATGTGGTCCGCCAAGTCCGTAACATAGCTGTTGGTCCGAGCCATGATTGTCCACGACCCCTCGTACAACGGGATGTCATCCAAGTGATAAACAAACTCGACCTTCCCCTCCTCGTCACGCGAATCAAACTCCTTCTCGTGCCGTCCGGATATACGTTCGGATATACTGTTTGCCAAACGATGCACGGCCTTGGGGATACGGTAGGATTTCTCCAGAACTTTTACATTGTTTGAACTATCGTTAAACAAATCAACATCGACGCCCGTCCACCTGTGAATAGCTTGGTCATCATCCCCTGCAATAAACACCTGATCGGCATTGTCCGCTATCTTCTCAGCCATCCGCCATTGCAGCGGAGTAAAATCTTGGGCCTCATCAATAAACAAGAAGTCTAGGCTCGGCGCTTCCCCCAACGGAATGTACTTCTCGATCATGTCCACAAAGTCAAACTTGTTAGTCGCCGCCTTGTACTCTTCGATCTGCTTGGATAACTGCACAAGCTTCGGGAAAAACAAATCACGGTCCCCCGCATCATTGAACTCACGTTTCAGATCAATCATCCGCAGCCGAGCTCGGTTCTCCAGTTGCAGATACTTGGACCCTGATCCTCCAATCGTGGGCAAAGACAAGCCATCCTCTAGCGACATACGCATCTTACCCTCAAACGTCAGGCCGAGCTCCCGTCCTATGTTGTCGTAGTCTTCTTTGGTCATGATGTCTTGAGGCTGCAACCCCAGTCCATGAAACCCGAACGAGTGGCTCGTCTTCATAAACGGAAAGTCTTTTGGCTCCAGGTTAAACTCATCACAGGCCCGAGCAACCATCTCCTCGATGGCTTTACGCGTGAACGAAATCACGCCGATCCTTGATGGGTGCGTTCCTTTTTCCAACGCAGCTTTGATCTGCTGTATCAGGTAGTAGGTCTTGCCTGTCCCTGGAGGACCAAGCACCAGTTCCGCTTTAGGTATCATACTCTTTGCCCCTTGGTCTTGAGTTTACCCAATCTTCAACCTCGGACAGAACCCAACGGCTAGAGGACCGCTTGTTTGTTTCGTCCCCCAGAACAATGGGCTTCGGAAAGTTATCTGTAGTCTGCGCTAACTTGTAGACGTAGGATCGCGACACACCCAATAGGTCCGCAACTTCCCCCACTCGGAGCAAGCGATTAGAATGGGATGTCATTTGATATCTCCTTCACAGGCAATTCGGTTTCATCTTCTTCAAAAGCAGGTACATACCAACATCGTATCGTTGTCCGCTGCCCTTTCTTTTTAGTAACATGTTGGATCCCATTGTCCCCGCCCATGTCCCGTATCATCTGGATAATGTGCGCTCGCGTCTGACCAACAAACCTTCGATGGTGCAGATATTCCAACAGGCCTTCCAACTTAAACTTCGTTACACCACCATCGGTCCACGGTTTATTCATCTCGATTTCTTCTGGAGCCATGGCGCGAATGTGACTGGTGCAGTAGGAAAACAAGTGCTCCTTAAACTGACCCGCAATCGTCTCCTCATACGGCACATCGATGTACGTTGCTTGGCTCATCAAACTGTTGACCATCTGCTGCCACTTCTGTGGCTTAGTAGTCGGCGGCATAAAGTTACATTGCTCCATGCAAGCTCGCTGCCACAGCGTTTGATTCTGCAACTGCTCTGAGCCCAACTGAATCCGCAACCCGTTTACATCCATGAAATATAACCGAGGCTCAGACAACATGATCGTAAGCCCACCAACCTGCGGCGCATCAGGCGCATCATCGCTGATCCCGTGCTTTGCCAAGACGCACAGAGATGGATCGCAGTATGACTTGAACGGTTCGTCCTTACAGGTATACCCCCAGTCTTTCTTCTCGTGCTGTTTGATTACGGTCAGCACCTCTGAGGATGGAAGGGGCGGAGAGAATAACGTGCGGTTGTATTCCTCCAGGGAGGCTTGCCAACTATCCGGAAACTTCTTCTTGCAGTACACGCCCATGAAAAACAAAAGCTTGTTCCTCGGCTCGCTCTGTGGCCCGTCCGAAAAGATGTTGCGTATGCAGGGAGGACCATCGTCGAAGTGTTTGCGAACCTTGGTCGTGCTGCGCAAGGCTTCCAAGTCAGCCAACTCAACCCGGTTCTTTTCCACCGCATCCAAGAACTCATCCAGTTCCATGGCTTCGCCGTTGGGATTGTAGCAATACCGCTGCGGGGTTTCCGCATTGAAGTACGGCATGTTTATAAAGTTTCCAACATCACCGCGCTCGGCAATGATCGTGTCCTGCTTTGGAAAAATCTCAACGCCACTGTGCCCAAGCATGATCGACATCTCGGTCAGGTATTCTCGGACCACGGCTGCTTGCTCCCACTCCTTTAGAAACAAATAGAGATGGGCGCCTCCGGATTTAGATCTGCAATGCAGCAGCGGAAGCTTGAGCTTCTGGATCTTGTCCTGCATTTCTTTCTGGTTCAGATCATAGACATCCACATCTATAGCACCGAACCGACATTTATTGTCTTCGTTGATCGGGATAGCCCCAACCCCCTGCTCACCCTTGATGTGCGCTTTGACTAGCGCCTCGGTCAACGGCTCGCGGATAATCTTACTCTTTGAGTCTGCCTTACCGTTCCGACCTATCCGACCTACGGATGTCGTGCCGTGAGCATTCTTGGCTCCGGCAAACGCGGCAAGCAGTTTTTTAGATTGTGACATTTACTGCTCCCAAGTGAAAAGGGAGGCGGATACCCGTCCGCCTCCCCAAGGCTGCTAGAAGGGGATTTCATCATCCTTCAATGGAGGAGTGGGAGTGGAAGCCCCTTCCTCCGGTGCAGCTTTCACTTCGCCCGCAGCGACACTGTCGCGGAAGGCTTTGGCCTCAAGCATTAGGTCACGGCTCTCAACCAACCCGACCTTTTCGATCTGATAGTTGAACCATGTACCTTGGTCATTGCTCTCTTCAACAGTGCTGAACTTCCAGATCGTAGCGAACAGGGGTGGCAGAACCATCTGCCCTGTCTTTGGATGCTTAACCTTTTGCATCGCAATCTGGGTCTTCCAACGACGGCTGACCTTCAACTGGCTAGACTTCATGTCGATCACAACAGGTTGCGTGATCCCGTCCTCTCCAATTAGCAAGCAGAAGTGCTGATCTGATTTGACCAACTCATTGCCGTTGGGCAGGATCTCCTTGGATCCCGAGCGGGAAGTCTGTTGCAACACAGGATCGGTTGCAGCAATCTCTCCTTGGAAACCACCACCTTGATCCCGAGGCACGAACTCCAGGTACTTAACAGTCTGGTAGCAGGGAATGACAGTAACCCCGTCCTCTCCTGTGAACAGTTCCATGGTGACGTTGTTAAACAGATCACCTTGCTCCGAACCCTTGATGTGACTGGCCTCGCGCTTGTTAAGCTGCGGGGACATCGCTTGCAGAATACGAACAAACGGGATCTGCATTTCAGAACTGTCAAAGGCGGCGCCTTCTCCAGCAAACTCTAGGATGTCATCCATGACATCTGTGCTTAACTCTGCACTTTTTTTCTTAGCTACGGCACCCATATTACTTCCTCCGGATTTGTGCTGTATTGGAAATGAAAGCCCCGAACAGATCGAGATCAATCGGCTTACCTTCTATCACGCGCTCCTTAACGAAGGCTTTGAGTGTAGAAGGGTGAACGTGGGTCTTGGTCTTCGGATCGAAGCCACGCTCTTGCAGCAGTCCGACAACGTCGCCCGCCACATTATCCTCGCCCTTACCAAAGGACACGGTAATGTCATTCTTGATGATGTCATCCAAGCCATTGGACCGAAGCCAATCAAACGCGGCCTCTTTGTTTGCCGCAGGTATTGACGCAGCAACAATCATCTTACGCTCCACAACAGAGCCGTCCACATCCAGACGCTCGACGCCCATCTCATCCATTAAGGCGGGGATGTTCTCGACCGAAAGCTTGTGCTTCTCTTGCTTCATAGCTTTGATGTGGTCCTCCGCATCGCTGATCTCTTTCTCAACAGCGCGAAGTTTGCGAACCAGTTGACTTAACTGCTTTCCGGTTCCAGTATCGACAGACGCGAGCGCCTCCGATTCGTCGTATAAGTCTTCAAATATATCGCTCATAAAGTTTTTCCTCTTCAGGGTTGATTTATCCGGTAGCACCATGCTATCCGTTAGTGGACAATAGTGGAGGTATATAATGGTTGTCAACTACAAATATAAATTACCACCGTTTAATCATCAGGCCGAAGCCTTGGATGACGGGTGGGATCGAATCGAGTTTGGTTTGTTCATGGAGATGGGGACAGGTAAATCCAAAGTTCTAATCGACAACATGGGCATGCTGTATCAATCAGGGCTGATCAACTTCGCCTTGGTCATCGCACCCAAAGGCGTGTATCGCAACTGGGTAGCCAAAGAAATCCCCGAGCATATGTCCGATGATATACCCCATCGCGTCATACGTTGGGTGTCTAGTCCAAACAAAAAACAAACCGAAGAGATGCGCTCAGTCAAAGATAAGTTCAACGGCCTGACCATCTTCGTCATGAACGTCGAATCATTCTCATCTCTCAAAGGTAAGAATGCGGGGGAATGGATGGCTCGTGCGCTGGGCTCAAACGGTATGATCGCAATCGACGAATCAACCACCATCAAAAACCATAAGGCCAAGCGCACCAAAGCTCTAATGAAAATCGCTGCGGGGTTCAAGTATAGAAGACTCTTGACAGGCTCACCCATAACAAAAAGCCCAATGGATATATATTCGCAGTGCGAGTTTCTCCGCCCTGGGCTCTTGGGATATGATTCGTACTACGCGTTCCAAGGACGCTACGCCGTAGTGCAACGCAAGACCATGGGTCAAGCAGCCTTCCAACAAATCATTGGGTTCAAGAATCTCGACGAGCTCACCAACAAGATCGACATGTTCTCCTTCCGCGTATTAAAGAAGGACTGCCTCGATCTCCCCGACAAAATCTACACCGCCAGGTATGTCGGCATGACCTCCGAACAGTTCAAGATGTACGAGGATGTGCGCCGCCATGCCATGGTGCTGCTTGATGACGGTGAGTTGGTCACCGCACCCGCAGTAATCACGCAGATGCTGCGGCTCCAACAGATAATGTCCGGCCATCTAAAGACCGACGACGGTGAGATGCTGTACTTCCCATCCAAACGCATGGATGCCCTGACCGAGATCATGGACGAGCACGACGGGAAAGCTATCATCTGGTCCCGCTTCCGGTACGACATCCAACAGATCACACAAATGCTGAACGATAAGTTTGGAGAAGGATCCGCTGCGGCATACTTCGGGGACACAACCGACGACGAACGCAATGACATCGTCAAGAACTTCCAGAATCCAAACCACCCACTTCGATTCTTCGTAGGTAACCCCGCCACCGCAGGATACGGTCTGACTTTGACCGAGGCAAACCTCGTGGTATACTATGCCAACGACTTCAATCTGGAAACCCGGATCCAATCAGAGGATCGAGCTCACCGGATCGGACAAAAGAACAACGTGACATACATCGATCTGATCTGCGAAGGCAGCATCGATGAACGCATAGTCAAGGCCCTTCGAACCAAGATCGATATTGGCGCCAAAGTATTAGGAGAGGAAGCAAGGGAATGGCTAAGTCTAAAACCCACGATGAAATAATCGAAACCATGGTGGACTATAAGAAAGGACTTCGGACCCTTGATACGGGGGCCAAGGTCCTTGCCGAACAAACAGGCCTAGAGGATGACGTAGCAAAAGCCCTGCTCAAAGGAATGAATAAATCCTACACCAACGTCACACAAATCCGAGGGTACTCCAAAGAAAAGGACTACCAAATCGCAGGCAAAAAAGGCAAATCTAATGAGGCAAAAAAATAACCCCAACCGTTGCAGTGCGAATCCTAGCCGGGTCGGGGTTAGTTAATGAGGGCAAATAAGGCCACAGGCGTGAACCTATTCGAGCAGTAGGTAAAGTATATCAAGCCGTCTCTAATTCAGCAATAGCTTTTCTAATCAATACAGATAGTTGTCGTGCCATGGACCTCTGCTCTGCGTCCGCCAACTTGCGAAGCAGGTCATGATCCTCTTTGATCAAGCCAACATTCTGAAATTGCTGCTTGTCTTTCTCTTTCATCTTCTTACGAGCCATAGCTTGTCCTCCATTTGTTGGTTACTTCTAACCCACTGGAGGACAAGTTGCAAGTTAATCGTTCTTGTGGGAAATCTTTATGCAGCGCCACGGTATCTCGTCCCGCTTGTCCACATAATTAGGAATGCAGTGCGCCGTAACCTCGTCTCCAGGTTCAAGCTCCATCTTCTCAACGATCCTGGTGCCGAAGAACACCCCGTCACCCTCTTCATTCACACCGAACGCACTGTCGGAATGAGTTAGATCCTCTATCAAAACAGTCATCTCTTCCGACTGAAACTTTTTCTTCGTCTCAAAAGTCTGGCTCATAGAGTTCTCCTTTCTCTTCTTGGCTCTTTAAATAATTGAGTTCTTCTACCAACTGCTCGATCCTCGGATCCGCGGTGTCTTCCCACAGTATATCATCGATCTCTTGGTTCAGTTCTTTAATCCGCGTTGGAATGTACGTCAGAAGGTTTTTCATCCTTGCTCCTTGGTAACCCGTATCTTGATTTAATTTGACGCAAAGACTTAACGGTCAAGCCCAAGATGTCAGCCGCATCGTTTAAAGAAATCTCACGTTGCAGCAACTTGTTTAACATCACCGCATCCTTGGATAACGACAACTTCGGACGCCCACCCTTGTTCACCGACGTATGCTTCGTGAACCCGTTCAACGCACTGCTGCTTATCCCACCATTCCAACGCGGATTGTCTGCCTTGTCCTTGATGTTCTGCGCCAACCACGCCTGACGATAAATGTCCTCGTACTTATCACGCTTGTATGTGTTCATATCTGCTTGCCCGTTTCACGAAGGTTCTTAACATATGTATCCAGTTCTTCACGCGCAGCGAATAACTCACGCTGTACATTGGGCCTCGCATCTCTGCGATACCGCTCCTCCTGTAACGCATCAACCTGACGCTTGAGCCAGTTCAACTGAGCCGCTTGGAATGTAGTTAAATCACTGTCACCCATTGCCCAGTCCCTCCGGCCTAATCTTCGGTCGTACCACCCTCGATGGTTTATCGGTCACCTCACAAAACATCATGATGTTGTTGCCGTACAAACTATAAAGCTCATCGTACAACGGCATCGCAATGTCCTGATCCATGACCGCCTGACATTGAGCCTCGTTCTCAAACCAAACCACCGTCTCCATCTCATGGTCCTGCACCTCATAATGCAGGACCAACGCTGTAAAATATTCAATCACGCAACTTCCTCCTCAACACCCCGCAACGTCTGAGCAATATCCTCCAAAGGACCCATGTCCAAACCGATGTTCTCAGCACACCCACGATATCTTGATAACCAAGATGCCATAGCCGTCGCCGCCTGTCTGCGTAATTCTTGTTGAGCATCACTGCTATCAGGATCAAACCGCTCATACCCTCCACCACTCTTGCGTAAACTCACAGGACTGATGAACGTAGGGTACTCACGAACCGATAAACTAACCACCTGATCATTGGTCGTCGTGTCTTGAACCACGATCCTTAGACCACTCGCCATCTGACGAGCCAACTGGATCCGATGTTGACGCGCAGCTTGCGCATCATCCATACCATAGAACCAATCATATGCCTCATGATCAGGCTGTCCACCCAACCAATCCACAAACTCGTGCGGAACAAACATGTTGTTCCCAGATGCCGCTAGATATTCGTCAATAATTCTTTGACGTTCTTTCTTTGGAAAACCAGCCATTTCTTTTCTCCTTATATAGCTGTTTAATTGACCGCCGTGCCTCACCCGAACATACCTCACCGAAAATCTACATGCCCGAACACAACACACCTTGACCGCCTTAGCCTGCCGTACCACACCTCGACGTACCCAGACGCAACTTAACCGACCAGAACCGTGACCGCCTTAACATACGATACCAAAACCAATAAAGCCGAAACACATCTCACCCCGACCGCCTTACCGTGACCATAACTTAACCGAACACATCACACCTCACCTAGAGTGACCCCGACCGCCTTAACACACCCGACCCAACCGAGCCTTATAAGACCCAACCGAACCGCAACATGACCGCCGTAACAAACCCTGACCCAACACAACCCGACACCCACCGCCGTACCCAACCTAGACCGACTTACCTTACCTGACCTACCACGCCCAACCCGAACTAAACCACCGTGACCGCCTTAACAAACCTGACCCAACCGGACCGTACCCCGCCCTAACCGAACGTGCTCGACCGCACCTCACCCAGACCGTCTAACCTTGACCAAATGGATGGGGGCTCGCGGCCCCCGATCCTTCTTACGCAACTAAAGTAATATCACGGCGGGATCTCTCCTCCGCCATGAATTGCATCAACTCCTCAGTCTGCTCATCCGCAAACACAGGGTTGTCCATCGCATCCTGCTGAACCGCTCGATCCTCCAACATCAACTCATCCCACTCACTCTGAAATGAACCCATGCTGTCCTCAGTCAGAACTTGGAACGTGCCAAACGATCCTCGGCCCTTCTCCTGTCGGAAGTCTCCAATCCCAACAATCGATCCCGCATTCGTCAACAACGACACAATCGAATACGCACTCAACGTCGGCTGAACATACGCAATGTCAACCTCCGCACACCAACGAGGCAAGTAAGCCCGCGTCCGCATGTCCGGCGTCTTGTTCATGTCCGCAGAGCGAACCATGTCAATCTTCAACTGAGGCTTGCCCCATATCTGAACATGCGTCTGAGGTAAAAAAATCAACCGCTGCACACTCGTCTTCGTAATCCCGTCAGTCTCCAACGCAGCCGTAGCCATCGCGCCCTTGACCCCTGGAGCAGGGAAACATAACAACGTATCCCCAAAAGACTTCTTGTAAACCGAATCACGAAACTCCTGCTCAGGGTTGTGCTTGATCTCTTTCTTCTGCGCCGCAGTCTTGCGACCCCCACCAATCAACAAATCACGCATAGCCTTGCTGCTCATGCTGTTGAAATACAACGGGGTAGTGCCCATCATCCGAAGTTTAACGCGACCCTGCTTCAATGGTTGAATTTCCAATGCAGACTCTTGTGGTGCTTTCTTCGTTGCCATGTGTTTTCTCCTTACTTGGCTTCTAGTTGATAGTAACTTGTTTGTGACATGCGCTCTGCGCGTTAGTCAAGAACTTTTTTTCACAATCCAAACGCCCTCGCGTCCAGACTTCTTTCCAGTGTCCACAATTAAACCAGCCTTGTGTAACTGGGTCATCGTCGCCCGAACAATCGTAAGCTTCAATCCCGTGCGGTCCGACAACTGCTTCGCAGTCCCCGCTCCTCGGTCCAACTCACCCAAGATCTGCTCCTTGCGCGTCAGCTTCTTATTGCTCCGACGCTTGCGCGTCAGCCGTTTCCAAAATTCTCTAATCATTTCTTCTCCTCCTCGATCAACAACTCTTTCATCTTACTCATCACGCCGCCTCCTCTTTGTAAAACTCAGGCAACACCTCGTTGCGTAACTTGTCCGCCATTTGTATATAGAAGGAACTGAACTCTACATCCATTGCCTCCCACAACTCTCCGCCGTGCTCTTCCACACTCTCCTGCGCCCACAGATGTACATGGTGCAAAATAAAATTCTTCAACTGCTCTTGGTTCAACGGTAAACTAGACATCTTCCATCTCCTCCTTAATCTCAGGATCCCACGAACGATCCTCGCCGTGATGATACTCACCCTCAAACATACCACCCTCGTCCTGATAATCAGCCTGAACCTCAATGCCCATCGCATGCAAC